GTTATAGTTCTCAATTGCTTTCAAGCAGTTCTCTACTGCATCCATTACCATTTCTTCACGATAGGTGTAGCGAACGAAGTTTGCTTTGTGTGAAAGACCTTCTGAAATTTTCAGAAAGCACCGAGCAATGTAATCAGTAACCACAGGTTTTGGTTCTCCTGCTGCAACAGCATCGTTAGAAGATTTTACGTAATCCACAACTGCTTGGGAAAAATCTGCGTTGTTTACGTAGTGCGGTTTGTCTTTTGGTTTGATAGTCATAGTTACTCTCACAGGAAATAGATATATTATACACTAAAAATAAACGTTGTCAAGGGGTTGACAGGAGAAGGAAAATGTGTTACCCTAGAGCTTGACTCGTAAAGGGGAGAATATACTAATGAATAGTATCATCCGTAGGGAAAGGAATAACGTTACTAGGTTGTTCTTTCTTTTTAGGTTCTTCACCTATAACCTTTCTTTTCAAGTTAGCAATCTGATCGACCAAAGTTTTTAGTTTCATCGCTTCTTTTCTGTTGTGTTCTTTCACTCGATCATCAGCAACACTGTCCATATCATTTACAGCACTATAATATTGTATGAGCAATAGATCATTAGGTGTAACACTAGCAGTCACATGGTCCACTTTCAACATGACCATTTCAGTTGACCTTTCGATATACAAAAACCATGGTTTGAACATATAAACCCTATCGTTATTTTCAAATATATTAGTTTCAATAACCATAGCATTTCTAATTATAATATTACCTTCAACTTCTTCATAGTCCATGACTTCACATATAAGTTCTTCACCAGAAAGTAAATGGATCTGTTGTACTGGGTGATTGTTCATATATCTACTTCTACCAGTTTATAATTGAATTGTTCACTCTTATATATCTTTATTCTTTCGGCACAATGGCGCATGGTAAAATTTGCTTTACCTTGATAACGGAGATCGTCGGCAATGTCATATAGTTTGGTATCTCTACCGTCTTCTGACACACGTAAACCTCTACCAATCGATTGGAGTACTCTAATTTGAGATTTAGAGGGGGACGCGAAGATGATATTATGGATATTCCGTATATTAATTCCAGTAGAAAAAGTCCCGAGAGAAGCAAGAACAATACTGTTGGTTTGTTTCTCGACAATACCTCGCACTGCTTCCCTATCACTTGTCTTAGTTTCTCCGCTAACATAAAAAAGTTTCCTACCTTCTTCTATTTTATCCTGAATCAATTCTTTCAGAACCTTACCATGCTTGTCCACAAGGTTGAATAGAACCAGAGTATTACCTTCCAATGATAACGTCAGGTTCCTAATAAATAAATTTCTTTTCTTATAGCTCACCAGAAAATCTATTTCTTCTTGATAGGTTGCCTTTTCAACAGTCTTGCAATACTCTTCTTTATACTTCAGCAATAGTATATCAATATTGAGAGGTGCCAATTGTTTTGCTTTTTGTAGTACTGCTGTGGTGGTCACCTTTTTCACAGGTCCAAACAACCCTTCTAGAACCATTCGATTTGTTTCAGTTCCATCTAAGGTTCCCGTAGTACCGAAACGATACTCCGCATTGATTGCTTTGTTCATTATACTTGATAGAGATTTTGCCTTGAATCCATGACACTCGTCCCCGAAGATTGCTCCGAAGTTTTCAAACCACTTAGGAGGTAGTCTGTGTATAGATTGCCACGTGGTAATCACTACTCGTTTGCCAGTATTTTTTTCTTTACCAGAATAGATCAGATGACAATTGGTGTTGGTGTCAAATCCATAGGACTCGAAGTCAGATACCATCTGCTGGACTAGACCCGTAGTAGGAACGATAACAAGCATATCTTTGTCGTAACTATCGAAATAGTATCTCAACAAAAGATAGATTATCATGGACTTACCAGAACCTGTCGGAGACAATAAAACGCCTCTCTTGTGCTCTAAGGCGTGTGTGAAGGCATCGTACTGATAGTCACGAGGTGCAAACGGCAGACCTAACTGTGAGATCCAAGACATATTTTTTAGATGGTTGAGTTTGTTTTTCTCGTGTGGAAAACCATAACTGCTTTCAAGATACTCAACAACGTATCCTCTTCTCTTTGCAAATGTTTTGATTGCATCATACAACCCAGCATTTATTTCTCCGTTCATGCTATTGAACAGACGAATCTTACCGTCCCAAACTCTCCGTTTGACTGCTGGCATATACTTAGCACCCGGCACTTCGAAACAGAAGTAATCAGATAACTCTTGTGCAACAGAACTAGCACAGTTGACTTTCAACATGCTATAATCTTTGAGTTTTAGTTCAATAGTGTCCACTAGAATCCCGCTTCAAATTGTTTCCATCGTATAATATTACCGATTGTCTGGTGCCTCCATTTGAGGTTCTCAACAATTTCTTTCAAAGTATCTATACAAGTTTTTAGGTACTCGATTCTTGCTTCGCTTGCTACGAGTTCTGGGTCTGCTTCGATGTAGTGTTCCATCTCGCCTTTCAGTATTTTGAGACCATTGAAAGGATCCGGTTCCCAACCTAACTCAATTACCTCCTCATACGGCATCTTACCTTGATACCACAACCACTTCGACTTCATCAAATCTTTCTGTTTGAATTCTGCTTGTTTCAGTTTTAGTTTAGTGTTGGATAGTAATCCAAGATATTTTGCGTGTAACTCTGGGGTGCATCTTGATGACTCGTCAATTGACGATGGGTCGATTCTACAATCAACTTGCCACTCGGCAAGGATGTTTTCTAAATTCATTATGTAAACTCACAAGTAAAATGTAGTATATTATATCACGAAAATTCGAAGTAGTCAAACTTGAATGATACAGGGAATACAATGTACTCTCCTGTAGATGTGGCAGCGAATTGAATGTCGCCCAACGAAGTAGGAAAGGCATTCCGATACTTGATAGATCTATTAGCATTGTTGGCAGAGGTGAGGATAGAAACAGTTATGTCAGCATATGAAGAAGGAACGATAGCACCTCTAGGACTTACTAACTCATGCTCTTCGTTCACCATACGAAGCATCCAATCATACATTTCTTTATATGATTCCATGTTCTCATCAATCAAGATATCCATAGTGAGGGTACTGTTCTGGATAAAATTACCAGTGAACGATACGTTAGTTCTTTTGTACGGAACCTCGACGCCCTGAACCTCAAGACCTGGATGCTGTACTGACTGAGCAAAGTATTGAAGATGTTTATAGTTCTCTCGACCCACTACGACTTTGAATCCGGTGGGGGAAAGGTAATTGAAATTTGTAATATTATCTGTCATGTAGTTATTTATACACAAAAAAAACCCCGCACGAGGCGGGGTCAAAACATTTTATTGTTTTTATTTTATACAGTATTACGCGAGGATGTTGTCTACGCGGAAGATTCTGTAGTATTGGTTTGAACGAGCAGCAGCCAAACCATCAGCAGCAGCAGCACCTACGAAAGGATTGCTTGCCATGCCGTAACGAGTCTTGAACCCGATACGTGGTTGGAAGTCATTCTCGCCAACTGCACGTACCATCTGGAGAGGTACGTAAGGGCAGTAGAAAACACCAGCGTCATAAGGATTGGTGCCTTTGTAACCAACAGTTACATAGTCAGCAACCGCATATGGGTCGATGTAAACTTTAGTGCGACCATTGAGAACACCAGCAAAGGTGTTACCCGTGTCATCTACGTTCAAAGAAGTAGACAGAGCAGGTGCATAGTCAAGCATACCAGCAGCAGTCAAAGCAGTAGCAACGTCTGAAGAACAAACGATGATGTTACCTTTACCACGACGAGTTTCTTTAGCGATGACGTTACATTCACGCTCTAATTGTACTAACAGACCCTTGAACTTTTCAACAGACCAACGACCATCAGCATCAGTTGCTAAGTCGAAGATACCAGCAGTTTGAAGACCCGCTTGAAGCGAACCAATCTTTGCTTGTGAGTTGATAGTACGAACGATTTCACGGTTGATTTCCGTGATGATTTCCGTAGAAAGGATGTTAGCAAGTTCAGTTTCAGCGTCAAGACCGTGAATTGCTTTCAAGTCTTGTGCGAGTTCTAAACTGTATTCTGCTTTGAGAGCACGGCTACGAGCAGTAACAGTTGCTTTCTCAATGGTGAAACCCATTTCTGCAAAAGCAGAACCGTCAGTATAACCTAACTTCTCAGCATTAGCAGTTGCCATAGCAGGCGAGTAACCTTCGGCGTAAGGGGTAGCGCCTAACCCACTAGGTACATATGCGTCACCAGAGTCAGCAATAGATGAGTCAGCAAGAGGTGCCAAAGCGCCCGGTGAACTGGTGTCAGTAACGCCAGCAAGACCAGACGGTCCAAGTGATCCGCTCTGAGATACTGAAGAGTCACCAGAGTAAGGTACAATTGCTTCTTGGAACAATGCTTCGTTCCCAGCAGTAGCACCACCACGAGTGGTCTTGTATACTGAACGCATTGCAAAGATAAGACCAGTAGGACCGGACATTGGTTGAACACCAGCAAGGTCGTATGCCATCAAGTTAGGCATAGCGCGACGAACGAGTGCAATCAGAACGGGGTTCCAGTTAGCATCGTTAGCAGTACCAGCAGCAGTTGCGCTGAAGTTAGTGTTGGTTGGACCTTCGTTGAGCATGCCGCTTTCTTTAGCGAATGCTTGCTCTTGGTTTTCGAGGATAGCGGCAGTTACCGAACGACGATGATTATCGCTGATTTTACCAGCAGATTCTTCGTTGAGGACGGGAGCCCATTTCTCGACTAATCGATCATAAGTTTCCATGTATTACTCCTTAGATGTTTTTTTGATAGCAGAAAGATATCGGTCCATAGTGCTAGAGGACACTGGTGCCCCTGCATCGCCTGACCAATCTTCTGTTAATTCTTCTTCTACTTGAACTTCTTTCTTGAAGTATGATTCTTTCACAGTTTTTACTTTATGTGAAAAAGATTCTTCAGATACGAAATCCAATGATGATACCAATGAACGCAACTTCTCAATTTGAGTGTCGGCAAGGTCACGTGCGCTTTCATTTACGATTGCTTCACGCTGATATGCTTCTAATTGCTCAGTCATATCCATAACAGATTTGACTTGCTCATTGACTTTTGCTTCAAGTTCTTCAACCTGTTCAGCAAGTTCATCAACTAGGTCAACTTTGGACTCGGGGACTTCGATGTAAGACTCTACAAACAAATCTTTCAATTTGCCCATGAATTCTTCAGCGACTTCCGTTCGGAGACCTTGCGCTACTGCGATTTGGTTCTCTTCCATCCATTGTTCAACAACATAGTTGAGGTAGTTATCAACTTTCTCGATGAGGTCTTCTCGCGTTGATTCGAGTTCTTCTTCGAGTTTTTCTTGATATTCATTTTCTAATCGCTCAACGACTGCTGAGACTTTAGAGTTAATAGCAGTTTCAAAAATGATAGCGGTCTTGGCTTTGAACTCGTCAGACAAAGTCTGCTCGTTTTCAACCAGAGCATTCAAATCGTCGCTGAAGTCATAATCTTCAACTTGAGGTGGTTTGCCAGCGCCATTACCTTGATCTTTGGGTTGATCCTTAGCACCGAGTTTATCACCCTTACGTGCTTTTTGTTTCTTCCCAGTTACTTCTGCTTTCTCTACTGACTTGATGGATTCATCTTCAGTTCCAACCGGCATTTGTTGAGTTTCCTCTAAGGACTCATCATCTTCCGAGAGGACTTCGTCGTGATCTAAATCAGACATAGTTTACTCCTTGTTATTTGATTTGAGTAATGAGAGGAAATTCTTATACTCACGTACTTGCGTCTCATAGAGATGCTTACGTGGAGCGGTTTTAATTTCAGTCTCCATCTTTTCAATTACTTGAGGTTCTATAACGCCATTATTCCAGACCCACTCCACACCTTCCATAATACCATTAACAAAAGCTGCGGGTGCAGATGGATCTTGGACAATGTCTACAGTGTTCAGAAGAAAGTCTTCCTTCACATACATTGTGCCGTTACGGTTCTCAAGACTACCCATACCACGAGTTGACACGCCTAGTTGAACGCCACCTTCGAGAAGACCTTTTACGATCTGACCCATAGGAGTATCCAAAATTTGTGCCTTTCCAATCACATCATTACCTTTCCATTCAAGGGCGGTAATGAGATGTGAAACTTTATCAAGATTGACAGTCGGACCTTCCGGATGATTTAACTCACCTACTGATCTTTTCTGTGCTACTTGTTCTGTGACGTATTTATCGACAGCACCTTCCATGATGCTCTTGGGATAAATACGCCCATTTCTATTCTTTGATTCTGCTTGTGCAAAGACTCCTTCGATAGCAAAGGACTTGGGTTTACCGTTTACGCCTTCGGTAATAACCGTCTCTATCGTTTGGTCCATGTATTCTGCAATTAATTTCATTTACATTTCCTTTGCAAAAGCAACACCCATCTTCTCTGCTTCTTTCTGAGAACGATAGGTATCTAATTTGTCACCATCGATATACGTGGTGAAACCTTTTTTATCTTGGTGAACCATGACGTTCACTTTACCGATCTTCTTAGAAAAGACATGATCCCCTTTGGGCATCTTGGATGCTTCTCGTATAACCTTGAATGTTTTCATACAATGTTCTCGATGTTTACAAACCACATTTCCCAAGTTCCTTCGTGTCTTTTCAACCTAGCGTTATCCATAATCAATGCCATTTCATCGGTGGGCATTTTTCTAGATATCGACCTAGTAGATATCAAAACTTCTTTTATGCCATACTTTCTCAGGTTACCAAAAATTCTTTTCAGTTTACCCGCATCAGGTTCTTCATAATGATGGTCCCATACAGGGAAAAATCTATGAAGAATGGCAGTCTCTATTCCATGTTCTTGGAACGGTTTGCCCTCACCCCTACTCGTTATTTCAAAATTATCGTCGTAGATACTGTTGCAAATATAATTGCACATACCATCTACACCATAAAAACTTCTAAACCTTTGGAAGAAAGCGTTCTGTCCTTCCCACTCTAAACCAACAATATCCTTACCTAAATTGTAATGTTTGAACCAGTATTCTAAATAACCACAACCACTTCCGAAGTTTAAGTATTTCACATCTCTATCAATATAATGTGAATACAACGAATGATGGTGGGTAAAATGATTCTCGTGTACCTTAGTACATAAGTACTGCATCAAACTTATGTTTTGTTGTTCTAGTTTAGTCGGATCATCTTCCTTTATTTTTATCCAGTTTTCGAAGTTGTCGAACAAATAACCGTAAGTCTCAACCAAAAAATTATCTATGGCATCTCTTGTAATATTGGTGTATAAAGATCCTACACCACGTCTTCTATCAAAATCTGCTAATTGTGAAATATTTTCTATAATCATACAGATATCAATTATTTATACAATATAAGATTTATACTTCGACTTCGCCAGTTTCAGCACCCAATGATGCATCTAGGTCGTCTTCGTCATCAAAGGGATCACCAAGATCTGCTTCAGGACTGTCGAATACAGCTCCGGCGATCTTTGCTTTCTGTTGATCTAATGCGTCACCTAGTTTACCACCTACCAAATCAGAAAAGGTTTTCTCTGCTTTAGCAAAATTATCGGTCTTCACCTGATCCAAAAAGTCTTCGATGTATTTTCTGTTTTGATCAACATCGGTTACTATTTCTGGTTGTTGTACATCTACTTCACTCATGCTATATCCTCGCTATGTAATGTGTTTTCTTCAAGTTATCTTTCAGTTTAGCACCAGTAGAACCTGCTGTTTGATGTTCTGAAAGTGTTTCGTCCCAGACCTGATCAGCGGCGGCATTCGCAATTGCAGTAACATCCGCTGGTGTAATCGCAACAGCAAGTGCTTCTACCGTAATCAATTCAACAATGTTGGATCTAACCAACGACACTGAAACACCGTTCGCAAATCGAAACGGTGTTTCACCGGCTTCTCTAGTATATAGGTTACCTGTTATAGTCAATGTGTAGGATGTTCCGTTAGGAGTAGGTTGTATTCTCCAACCGTTCTCTAAGAAGAAAGTAGTACCTAGATCCTGACTTTCAGTAATTGGGTCACCACCAACAGCAGTAAATGCCTTTGCCCATACAATAGGAGGAGGCGATTCTGTTGAAAACTGCGCCCACTCTTTCCAAGCAGAATACAAATCAGTTTTAACGTTTAACTCTGTGACCCCTTCTGCAACATAAATGTTTCTGTTAGCGCCATCAAATGATACCTTTTGGTTAGGATGACCTCCTGCTGCGGCAGTCTCCCAGTTCCACCAAGAACCATAGTTGAAAACTATACTAGGCATCTTACTGAATAATCTCTTTCCAGTTAATCGTGACCATCAACTTCACATTAGTATGCAATGCGGTACGAGTCTTCGCAAAGAAGTTCCAAGTTATACGTGAACCCGCAAATCCTTTAATTGTTCCTGCACCCTGTGCGCCAGCACCAACCAGTGACGTTGCATCAAGAGCAGGGCCAAGTGCGCCAGAACCGTCTGAGTCGGTATAGACTTCCGCAGTATTAATTCCAGTAGGTTTCAATAGAACCTTGGTGCCGTTCAATGACGTTGCATTGTCTAGGTCACTGAACTCTAACTTACCCTGATAACGATTGGTGTTTAATGGGAATGTTACTGCATGAATTTCATCTGACTTGAACTTCAGTAGTTCGCCTGTAGTGATTACCGCTGGATTCGTCGCAGAAATATTGGTGATTGTGTTTTCTTTTGTACCACCATCTTCGGAGAAGTTCTTGATAGATCCATACTGAAAGTTGTTGTAGGTATCTGTTAGTTCTGCTTCATATCTGCCTCTGAACATCTCGTATAACTGAACTTTACCAGTGCCTTCGTATGCACTATCACCCGCAAGTGGGTATGATACTTGAACTGCTGTTGTTGGTACATCCGTCCAGTTATTGTGATTAAGAATGGTATTTATTTCTGCTTTCAGATCGATAACAGCATCAACACCGTTGGTTGCAGATAGATCCAATCCATAAGCAGTAATAGATGTCGGCATAAAGAGTGCATGATCAACACGGCCATCTGACAACAATAGTTTTGGTGAAATCGAGAATAGATAGTTCCAATCACTGTCAATGTTTGCAGTTACAGATTGATGCGTAGATGCATACGTAGCGGGTTTTCCTAACTCGTTTAGATCCTTATTAGATTCAGTCCAAACTGACTGCGCCCAACTCTCGATATAGAGTTCTGTGAGTGGTGTTCCAGCGGTCTTGATTGATGTACAAGAAGGTAACGATGCGGTTTGAGTCATTGCAACCGTCTCAAGGTTACCCGCATAGTAGGTGTGTATGATGATTCGCTCACCATTTAAATACGTACCAAAGCGAACTCGCCCAGCACCATGCCATTGAATATCAATCCAGTATTGGTTGTTCTTTTCGAGATCAAATATCTGCTGAGATCGCCCAGTGCCGTCGAGTTTGTCACCGTTAAAAGCACTTGACTGAATCACTGTATTGGTTACGGAACCAGATGTCTTTGAACGAATAACAACAGCAAACCCTTCATCTGTTGTTGATGCAGTGCCCTTTGTATACCCGTCTTTTCCTAACTGAAAGAAGAATCCATTGTCTGCGTCAAACAGACCCCATCGACGAATCGCACCGTTCGTGCCATCCCCAGATGCGGGAGAGTTGAGTAAGAATGTTCCCTGCCATAGGTGGGAAGAACCGGGAATGTAGGGGTGATATGTGTTAGATGTGTTACCCGCAAAGGTAAGAGAAGTAACCGAAGCAAGATCAAAACCTACTTTCACCGACTTTCTGTTGCTGTCATACGTTACCGAACCACCGTCAATCTCTACGGGTGAAAAGTTATCGGTAACCTTTGCTTCGCCACCAAAAACATAGTTGCCCATCATGGTAGCACCCGACACACGCAACTTACCCCATGCGTCTAACTGTGGTTGCCCTTCTGCGAATCGCACATTGGCAGAACCAAACTTGTCTACATCCAGACCAAATTCGGGATTATCAAATCCCATAATGTTTGTCGTGGGAATGTAAACGTCATATGCTGCTACAACAACACCTACTACGTTGGTTGTGCCAGAAGGGTAGTAAATGTTCTTTCCTATCGCTGGTACTAGGTTGTCAAACTTGGCAGCCTTGTTGTAATGTACTGCAAGAATACCTGTACCATCGCCCCGATCATATACGCCGTGAACGTGCACCCTTCCGTTGCCACCAAAATCCTGAATATCGTATTGTTGCCCAATCTGCCAAGTGTGCCCTACGTTTGTGCCACCGCTTGTGAATTCAATTTCAGCAGTGTGAACCTGATAGATGCGATCACCCGTACTTTCGGGTGGTATCCTTGTAAATCTCTTTTCGCCTGCCATTTTAGATCCTGTTAAATTCGGTTGTTATCATTCTATTTATACTTCAAACGCATCAAAGTTTCTGTCAACAACTTGTGACAATGGAAACGAATTGTTTGTTGATGAGATTGTTTGATTCAATTGATAGATAGGTAGACTACCCACTCTGAATGCTAAGATGTCTACTACTTCTCCCGCTGAAACAGAAAAGGTATATGAAGCATTTACTTTCTCTACCGTGACTGTTTCGCCCGGAGAGTCTATTATAGCAGGTAATGTACTAGTCGAAGATGCAACGTCAGTAACGTTGATTGCCGATGCCGTGGGTGTGCCCACTACAGTATAGGTATCAAAAATCCTAAGATCATTTCTTTGGGTTACTCGAACTTGGTCACCATCTACCAGATTCATCGTCGTGAAATCTGTCGTACCTGTTCTAAGTATTTGTGTTATATTTGCACCGCCACCAGTGTCTAACTCGATGTCTGTTCCTGTGACTGCTGAAAGAACGTCTTCATCAAACAATGTGGTGGGTGTTGCTACCGCAGATGAATAGGGTGATGGGTTTTGTAGAACTGAAACTTCTGTGTTGCCTAGAAGACCAGAGACTGTTACGGTGACTTGTGCCACAACCGTCACTGTACCCGTTCCCGTATTTTCGATTGATGGTGTAGTAGATCCATTTACTACACTAATCGTGATTGTACCAGTGCCATTGTTCACAAGTGCTATCGCGGCATTCGCATCTGCGCCAGTATTAGAAAAGTCTCCAGTGCTTCCCGCAGAGTATGTGACGGTACCAGCGACATCGGTTAGTGTATTTCCACTCCAAGTTAATGTGATATCACTTGCCGATGTGAATGCCGCATCAAATTCAATCGCATGATTTGATCCATCGCCATTAAACTTGGTGTTCGTTATCTTCGCAAAATCTGTGACTGCGTTAGCCGCAGAAACAATCAATGATGCGGCTGAAGTCGTGTCCTCGAAAGTCGAACCTGTAATCGTAGCGCCATTCTGAGTTGCTTGTCCGCATCGTCGTATCGTAGTATCCGTCAACGAGGTATTTGATTGGAATATAAAAGTACCCATGTCATTGAACGAACAACCCTGAAGTGCAACTGTCGGATTATTGAATACCTCGAAGTTGCCCAATGGAGTTGCGGGAGCATCACCCGCAGGGATAAGATCATTACGGGGCACAAAGTTAAATGTTGCGTTTACAAATGTAATATTAGAAGAGGTGTTTCGAAGTTCAATACGATTAAAATCGTCGTATGTTAGAAATAGATCGGGTATCTGAAAGATTGAGTTACGATCATCAAAGTTAACCGCAGTAGCGGCCGTTCCAATACTAATTACACCTCGAAGCGAGTAACCCGCACCGACAGGTTGTATTTGGCCAAAACGATGATAGCCACCATCAACCGCAGATCCGTTAGTTGGTGTTGCTCCAGCGTTATACTGGTCATAGTCTTCGGCTTGAATGAAATTGGCCGCTGTAGATGCAAGTGTTTGACTAACTGTAGTCAAGGTGCCACCCGTTATACTAAACAGGTGTCTTCCCCAACGAATACCGTCTACACCCGCAACTGGGTCACGTCTCAAGTCTACGAAAGTATTAAAGGCAATACCCGCACTGGTGGGGGCGGCACCTGTATTATATGTTCCGTTCGTTGCGCCCGTAGGCGAATTCTGGGGATCAACAAAGTATTGTTGCCACCCCCCAATAATAAGTGTGTCTTTTCCATCAACACGATATCCACGATAAGGGGATGCGGTCGTTGTCCCAGACGCATTTTGCCCAATTAGAACCTGAGTGCCCCCTCCACCACCGCCTGTATTGCCAAAATCTTGGGTTCCTACAGGTGAAGGGAAAAATCCGTAGAGAGACATGACATGCCCTGCGGTATTAACAGGCGATGTTCCGTCTGTGCTTCCAGTGGGTGTCATGCCAATAGAGGACTGTCTAGGAGGCGTTGCGGTTGCTTCTGCTTCACAGGTAATAGCGTTGGTGCCTACGATATACAAGTCGGGGTCACCATAACGTCTTGAGTTGCCTGTAGATGCACCGTCACCGTAGGCTTGATATGTAGTATGACCTAAAGCGTTTACACCACCGCCCGAAGTCTCCCCCGTAGAAGACTGAGCAAATAGTGCAACTAGATCTGTAGAGTACGTACCTGCCATTTAGTCCTCTAAATCCAATGCCGTCTTAACTGCTTGTGACAGTTTCTCTGCAC